GTTGGATTTGTAGTGATTCCAGTAAATCCAGTATCAATTGATCCAGAAAAACCGCTAGAAGTTGTAACTGGATTTGCTGAAGATTCAAAAGATAAAACTTTTGAACTGGTGGAAATTCCCACGTAGTCTGTTTGATCCAGAGTAGATTGATTAAAATATAAAGACCTATCTCTATAGTACTTTAAGACTTTAGTTTCAGCATCATATGATGCTACGTAACCATGTGCCGATCCGCCAGTAACGGATTGAGATATTTTATCACCAACACTAACAGATCCAGAAACCGAAGAAAACTTCAATGAATATAATGATGAGAATTGACTCTCAGTAAATACTGATGTTGATCCTATTGAAGTTGGATTTTTTACAATTCCAATTTGAGCAAATTTTGCATCAGTTGGAAAATCCTTAGTTGAATCGTCAAATCTAGCATAGATTAAAACTTTATCAGTTCCCAGTTCTTTATATAAATCATATCCATGTCCTTTTGATGGAGGAATAATTGGGATTAATTTAGCAAAATTTCCAGTAGCATTAACATTTATTGATCCTAAATCAACAACACCATAGGTATAATTCTTTCCACCAGATGATACTGAGGCATTCGTTACCTTTCCACTTACAACATCTACAACGACTTTTCCTCCAGTACCATCACCTAAAATATTAACTTCTTGACCCAATCCACCAGAATATCCAGATCCTTGATTATCAATGTAAACTTTTTTAATTTGATTATTATTTACTGTTGCATCTCCGTTTTCTCTAACTGCTTGAATTTGAGAATCTGTAGAAGTTGACCAATTATTCGGTACAGAAATATACTCGGTTGAATCAAATTTTATAATATCACTAGGAGAAACTGTAAATAAGTATTTCCAGATATATCCATCTCCACTTTCACCAGCTCTTGATGGTTCTAAATCAGTGAAAAGTGGTTCATCTTGCGAAGCATTCCCCGTTGTGCTGATACCAGAAGAACCATTATCAATGCAAATATAAACATTATAATTACTATTCATAACATAGTAATTGGCATCATATAGTCTTGAAGATTGTGTTACTGGTGATGGTGAAGTAACACTATAATCATGACGATACATTTCATATCTCGTTCCCTGCGTCCAATCAATCCTTCTGACCAATCTTCTAACATTAACACTGGTAACTTTTTTACCAAAAATCATGGTATCGGAAACATGATTTATATTGTTAAAATTATCTACAGGATTTGGTGTATTTGTGTTCCAGTTAGAAGTTCTACCAAAACCAACTTGAGTTGGATTTGAAAGCCCCAAAAATACATAATAAGAATTTGAAGAGTTTTCTATATTCTCTACAAAATTATTAGCATTAAGAATTCTGAACTGATCTGTTACAATAGCAGCCATATTATTAGCTTTTTCCTATATTTATACTACCCAAGATCCTTTCTCAATGCCCCACTATCTCTCAAACCATAATCTCTTCTTTGAATTGATGGGAATGTTGATAGTCCAGAATCAATTGTAAACCCTGTTACTCCTATGGAAATTGGAGAAGAAGATCTACTAAACCCAGATAATTTACCCCAAGAGAATTTACCAATTGGAGTTGAAGTGCTTCCTGAAGTATTGATGCCAATAATAGACGAAGAAGAATGGACATTAGTTACAATTTCAGAATTTGATCCGCTAGAATTTATTGAATGTATGTAATAGATGTTATCTAAGAAAGTGGTTCCAATTCCCACAGTAGAAGAATTATTTGAGTCAATAGAAGTTACACCAGAGCCAACAGAAGTATTGAAAATATAAATTGGATATCCAGTTGTGAGACCAACAAATGATGTGGCATTTAGATAGAATTTAAGAGCCAATGGATTTCCAGAGGTTCCAGATGTTGTGGTTATTCCGGTAATAATTCCAGAAAATCCTTCAACAGTGGTAATTGTTCCAATATCTTCCTTGGAGAATGATGGTAAAGGTGCTAAAACTTGTGGTGGAGCACTTTGATTATAACCAAATCCAGGATTTGTAATTGATGTAGAAGTTATTTGTCCATTAGTAATAGTTGCTGTTGCCCTAGCAGTAGTTCCTACACCAACACCAATAGATGGGGGAGCAGATATTGAAACGGTCACGGAAGAACCTACATATCCACTACCACCACTAACAATACTTAATGATTGAATAGTACCCCCAGTGGATACTACGGCAGTCAATCCTGCGGCAACTGGAGAAGAACCAGTCATGATTAATCCACCAAAACTAGAAATTACTAGCGATGAAGTATTTTCTTCATAATTAAAGAACTGTGCATCATCAACAAAAAGTTGTGTTTCAGTAGATGAAAGATTTTTAATTATTCTTGCTGTTGGATATACTAAAGGTTCTATAGAATCTCTAGTCTTATAAACATTTTCACCATTTATGAATTTGTCAACTTTTTGTTTTGTCCAACTAAAAGGTTTGAAATTAGTATTATCAATTCCTTGATCAACATATAGATTTGTTTCTATTCTGTCTGAAGTTGCGATGTTATAAATTGTCCTAATTTCTTGGTCAATAGTTTCTGGATAGTTATTATTCTTAAATACTTGAACCAAGTCTCCAATCTTAACAGTTTCATTTACCGAAACAGTAGCACTATCCGTTCCAGTGGTTCCTTTATAGAAGAAAATTGAAATATTATCTTCTGGTTCTGGTGGAACCATGAATGTGAATGATGTTCCTCCTTCAAAAATATAGGATTCGCCAGGTGTCTGTAATACTCCATTTACAAAGATCAAGAGTAATGAATTCAGATCAATCAATGAAGAATCTGGGTCATTAGCATTAATTTCAAAACTCAATAATTGACCATTATAACTTAATGGGAATCTAGTTCTATCTCCATCCTGAAGATCAGTAATTGAGTCAATAAAATCAAAATCACCAAAGTCCCAGGATGACATTTTGTCTGTAAACACATCCAGAACCGTTAATTCAAAGTTGGTTAATGGTGCTGCCAAATTTTTAGCAGTAACTAATCCCACTGGTTTAAATACATCGCCAATTTTAAATCCATATCCCGATTTTGTAATCTTGAATGACGTAACTTCAAACAAGGTAGAACCTATACCTGTAGTTGAACTTGCTCCAACATCAACTGATAGTAATAACCCTGTTCCAGTTGTTGTAGTTGCTCCAAGTCCTAGTCTAGAAACTCCAGTAACTTCAAGATTTTCGTAAGATGGTTGAGGTATTTGAATCGTTGGATTTGTGTATCCAGATCCAGGATTTACAACAGTGAATGCTAATGTACCACCTAGTCCAACAACGGCAGTAATAGAAGCTGCTGTTCCAGTATGACCAGACTCTGTAACTCCTATAGAAATGGTTCCACGATATCCAGATCCTCTGATATCAGTGGTTCCTAAACCAACAGAAACGATAGTTCCTGCTGCCCCTACAACGGCAGTGACAGAAGCACCAACCAAAGGAGCAATTCCAAGACCACCACTAGACCCAAGAGATACAATAACGCCACCACGTGGAAGTTGATTTTGGTTTATATCTGATACACTCTTAATAATAGATCCATTAGAAGAAGTAATACCAGTGAATACAATACTAGAAACACCTACATTTTCAATATACGAATAATTGTTACCAGTATTGTTTATTGTAGATGGTTTTTGGAATATTCCATTGAGCAATAGAATACCACTTCCAGTTTGAATTCCTGTAGTATTGATGCCTTGAACAGTAACGGTATATGTTTGACCAATACCAGTGAATCTATCAGAAACGTCGTCAAAAATTCTATTATTGGTATAATCATTTCTTAAATAAACTCTTCCATCAAAACTTGATCTTGTATAATCTAGATTTGAAGAATCCTTTAATATAGTATTTTTACCTTTTGGAGCATCTGTGAAATAGATTTTACTGCCAACAATATTAAATGATCCAGAGTAAATTCTGGCAGAAGATCCATCAGTATGAGATGTTGAAGATGATCCTACAAAACCTCTACTTACTTCTAATAAAGGAACACTTCCAGTTCCTGTTATTGGTCCAACAGAAGTCGTACCAAATCCAACAGAAACAATTTTCATATATTCATCATCAATTTTCAAAATATTATTAGGAACAATAGATGTAATTCCTGTTACTCCAAATATTGTTCTAGAATTTGTGATTTGTCCACCATTATTATTCAATACAGTGTTTATTGGTGTAAACGCTAATGGTGATTGGATGATGCCATCAATATCAATTAAAGATTTCTCAAGTTTTTTATACATCTCAAATTTATGAGCATTTCCAGATCCATATGAGGTGAACGTTACATATATTCCACTAGAAGCAAAATCTTTTCTTGTAGAGATTTTAAATTTGTCCTTATTAATCTTTATAGCATAAACTTCTGATGGTAGAATATTAGTGACTATACCAACAGAATTTAGAGTTGATCCAATTCCAACTGCAGACGCTGCTACTCCAACAAAAGTTGAACTTGGCGTATAAATCAGTCTTTCACCAGTATTAAAGAAGTGATCTTGAACGGTGAAAATACCCGTTGATGGATCTAAAACCGAAGCATTTGTTGGATTGAATTTTTTCTCAAATATTGGTGTGCCTTTATAATTTAAGGTAAAGTCTTTTTTGTTAGATCTTGTACCATTAATAGCGTTGTATTGAATTAATGATAGTGATTCTGTAACGGGACCATAAAGTAAATCAGGAGCGTCATTATCCAAGTCACTTTCAGTGTATAAAACTTCACTAAAACTTTGAATTTGTAAACTTCCACTTATTGATGGATCTGGATGGAAAAGAAGATTTAAATTAGATCCCTTGTACTCCGTTGAAAATGTGCCAATTCCAGAAGTACTGCCAATTGACAAGAATGGGTACTGAGTATTGTAAGTATTTTGATCATTCTGCATCATCAAAATCTGATGTATCGCGCTAGTAGATCCATAAGATACTCTAATAATATTCTTAACGCTTGTTATTTCTGATGTACTAAACCCTACAATTGTTGATGCTGAAGAAACATTTGTATAATTTGATTGAAGTTTGACGGATCTTTCTGTGCCATCAATTTGACCACCTTCTTTGAATCTATAAGTTCCAATTCCAGTAGCAGTTGTGCCAAATCCAACAACCTTTGATCTTATTAGAACTTCATTTGAAGTATTATTTTCATAATTTAAGTATAGGATTCCAGAACTAATTGAAGATCTAAATGTACCTATAAAATTAGACGAGAAAGCTGGATCTGATCCAGTATCAATATAGTACTCTGAAAAATATGAATTAGTTCCATCATGAGTAACATATAATTCTACAAAATTCTTTTCACTGGTAGAATTATTTGTTACTTCTACAGAGGCAAAATATGAATTAATATTTGAAATATTATCAGAAATAATTTCTGATGTTTGTCCAGAACTTACAACTCTATTAACACCCGTTAGATCAACAAATCCTATACTTTGAGTTGAAATTCCTGCTAGGTCAGTGTTAAAGGTATTTTTAAAGACCTTGATATCATAATCACTATCATATGGATCTAGAGGAGAGAATCTCAAAGATGAATTTCCAAATTCATCGGTGTTTCCAGATATTTCAATTAGTTCTTGAGAAGTATTGAATACATTTGCCTTTTCAAATGTGTAAATATTATCCGAATCTTTAAGGACGACCAACTCAACGACTTGAGTATCGTTATTGTTTGGATTTACTATTTGTGCTAGGAATCTTGAATAATCCTCGTCAATAAACAAATCAACATATTGATCTAGTGATGATAGAGAGTTTGAGAATTGAGCACTAATGTCATCAATTTTTAAAACTCTATTAGTTCTACATTCAATATAATCTGCTAATTTTTTACTCTTAAGTTTTAAGAATTTTGACTTGTTATTAACAACATCAACATCAACAGTTAGATCATAGTTGTTGATTGTATCTACTCTCTTTTCTTCTAAAATATCAAAGATGCTGATTGTATCAATTGTTGAAGATCCAATTGAAACTGACGATGATGATTTTACTTCAGTGTCGGCAAAATTCTTAAGTCCACTAGTATGTAATAAACGATTTACTGGATTTACTAACTCTTCAAATTCAATCGTACTCTTTACAGTGTATGATAGAGATTGATAGTAGTCATTATCTGGTAATACCTGATAATCTTCATCAAGTTTTCCTGTATTGTCAGACCAACCATAATCTTGACGTAAAGAGTAATTAACGTCAAATCTTCCAAAATTATCAATTACATCATTAATTGTTGCGATAGATCCACTAACAGATCCTTTTATAACTTCATTTAATGATAACTGATAGTCTCCATAAACTTTAATGTAGTCTTTTCCACTTTCGGTTACAGATAAATCAATACTAATAAATTGACCATTGGTTAATGAGAGTAGATTTTCTCCTATTTGGAACAGAGAAGATTCTTGAGTTACTCTGAATCTTGGATAATCATCATATTTTACAATAGACGCATACGAATTTTGTGATGTTTTAGCAATACCAGCATTTGTAGTAATTCCAGACAAGTTAAATTCAATTTCTGCTGGATTTGTGTTTCTATAGGCAGAGACAGTAAAGAAACGATATCCATAATCGGATGAATTAAACCCGTCACCGTCTGTTCCATACTTTTGTATTCCTTCAACAAATATTTGCCCACCAACTGTAAAGACTGATGTGGAGAATCCAGAAATTGGAGTTACCAATACACAAGTTACAATTCCAGTTGCAGATGACTGAATAGTATTGATTGTTACACCATTACTGTTATTAATCGCAACAATTGATTGTTCTAAAGCACTTAATCCTTTTGGTGACTGTATAACTTCAACTTTAGAAATTGAAGTTCCATTTAACTTTGCTTCTAAAAGTCCCGTTACTATTTGATCTCCAGTTTCTGGATCAACAATAATTAAGTTCGGTGCTGAATTATAATTTCTTCCACCATACGAAACATCAATACTTGTAATTTTGTCAGAATTGATTAAAGAAACTACAGGAGAAACAAATGCTTCTGGACGTAAGGTTTTATCCGACGAATACTCAAATCCAGGATCAATGATACGTACATCATCTATTCTATTGATATTTCTAGAAGTAGGTAATATTTTGGCATTTAATCCTTGTGTAGATGCTATGCTTACAAATGTTGGTAGTTTTTTATAATTATATCCACCAAATGTTATTTGTAAAGAATCTACTCCACCTCTAGCGGTTGTTGAATTTGTAGAATATTTTAGAGTATCAGTGTTTGTAGAATTGTAAGATAATGATTCTGGTATTTCTTTTAATGAAACGCTAAAGCTAGTCGTTCCTACTCCAAAAACATTGTAGTTGTTATTATATTTGCTATTGATATAAGAAATTTTTGAATAATTTGATACATCAGTATCAGATGTGCTAATATATCCAGATTTTTCTAATGTATAGAAAAGATTGCTTGGATTATTAGCAGAGTAATTTAGTGTTAATGACGCATTGGTAGACAATCCTACTGTACCAACCCCAGCAACAACAAAAGTATCAGTTGACACAAATTCATTATTGAATTCGGAGTCATAGAATAACTTAAATTTGTACCCAAGTAACGAAGAGTCTCTTAGATCAAATACTAAATTATTATTTTTAACTACGAATATTTCTGGATTAATCAATGATAATTGGTGATTTGATCCACCAGTAGATCCCAAACTTACAACATTAGGTGGATAAGTTGTGGCATCATAATACGTCTCTGATAATTTGATATTATTATCATCAATTCGGTAAACAAAATATTCTCCAGTACTTAATCCACTTGAAACTAAATTAGAATCATAAAATACTTTGTCTCCTGTTTTTAATCTATGTGATGTAATTGTAATCTTGTTTTCGGTTAAATTTACAGCAGATGATGAGAAACCAACAGGATCAATTAAAATTTTGTTTCTAGATGAATTATATTTTACAACTACAGATCCAGAAGTTCCAACACCAACAGATTGATCTGGATTGACCGTGAGTGATACAGCATCTCCATTTAACATTCCATGAGCAGTTGAAACAGAAACTTGTGTCGTAATCTTTTGAAGAGTTCCTGTTACTTGATCAAAATTAGATTCTAACAAATAATCAAATTCGTTAGATCCATTGTTGACGAAGAATAGTCCATTTGTACTTGTTGTTAGTCCAATTTGAGTTACAATACCAATGTAATCTTTTGATTTGTTTATGATGTATACAGTTTGACTGTTTCCGCTACTTGGTAAATTAAATTTAGTTCCACCTGAAGAGTTAGATACTGTTAGTGCTAGTCCAACAGATGGTTTTGTGAGTGTTACTTCTTGATTTGTTTTGAATGGGTGATTCGGTAAATATATGCTTTGAGTAGGTATAGAAACTACCTCTAATAGTTCTCCCTTAGTAGAATTTACAGATGTGCCAATACCAACTAAGGTTCCAACACCAACAGATTCTCTAGGATTGAAATAATACCTATCATCAATTTTTGACTCAAAATAATCAGATTGTACAGGTAAAGTTAAGAAACTTGGAATCAAATCTACAGGAGTTGATGCTGTATGTGCTGAACCAACTCCCCTCTTTACTCTTAGAATATTTCTATCTGTAAATTTATTAAGAACAAAGAGTCTTTCTGTCCCTATTCCAATACTACTCCCAACAGATATTGAATTTGGTATAGATGAAACATAGATATCTGTCACTACTCCCGCTGTTGCGTTAGAGGCAACTTGTTTGTACAGGACAGTTGTTACTGTGGATACTCCAGCAATATGAGATGATGTTAAAGATTTTATTGATGTAGAAAGACCAGAAACAATAACATTATCTCCATCATTCAAAGTGTGAGAGGTTGAAATATAAGCAGAAACTTGATTTGGATTATCCCAAACGAAGACAACGTTGTTGTATTGTTCAACTGTTGTTTGTAGATTGGTAATTTCTTTACCTGTTAAAGTCTTAACTGAAGCACTTAATCCACCACCATTTGTTCCAGTATTATCAAAGGTTGTTGAGTCTCCAATTTTATAACCACTACCAGACTCAACAATTTGGAAAGATTCTACAAATCCTTTGGTTACAGAATCAACAATCGCAGTTTGATCAACATACTCATTTGATTCAATGATAAAATCATTATCCGCATAATCATCAGATACTTTGTAAGGGAAGGTATTTCTGATTAAGTTTGAACTATTAAAATCAAAAGTAGACTGATCAATTAAGAAATTTTCTTGAACTGGGTTTGATCTATAAGTATTTCCAATAAAATAAGGATACTTTGGTTCTAGTTTTCCGGTAGAAACGTTAGTGCTTATTCCGGCAAAATAAGCATATGTTCCATCTGGATATTCTGGAGTTCTACAATATCTACCATTATTTTCATCTAAGTCCCCAGAACCAGTAAATGTATGATCATCAGCAAAAAATCCTATTCCAAATCCAGATGGTCTATCTTCAACATTTGAAGAATTGGAAGTATATCCAGTCTGAAGTAGTCTAATACCAGAATTTTTATCCGATGGATCACTATATCCATATGGACCGTAGATTGGATTTCCATCATATGACCATCCAATAATTGGTGAGTGATCTAATCCATCGTCACCAAAATAAGTTTTTCCAATATTAGTAGAATATTCTAACTGATTTCCAGAATTTGCTAAAATTTCAAACCCATATCTTTCAAAATTATTAATTGATATTCCTCTTATCTTTGGTTCAATGATGGCACCAGAACCAGGAGGAGTTATTGTTATTGTAGTTTTAGATTGAGTATAGTTAACACCACCATTTAATATTACAACTTCAGAAATATATCCATTTTGAACTTTTGCTCTTAATTTTGCTCCAATTCCATCACCAATTACTTTTAGATCTGGAGCGGCAACATATTCTGATCCTCTACTTTGAATTTCAACAGAAACTATTCTACCATCAACAACAATTGGTTTTAGTTGAGCATTCTTACCATTTTTAATTGTTAATGTTGGTTTCTTCTCAAGATTTAAAATTTCAGATCCATATCCACTACCACCCTCATAAACATAAGCATCAATAATTGATCCACGAATTACTGGAGTTGCTGTAATAACGCCTGTAGTTCCAGCATATTGAATGTTAATGTTAACTTGAATTTGGGGATACTCAAAATTATGATATCCAGATCCAACCGACCCAAATTTAATATAATTTTTTCTAGTATAATTAGAAGTTATAGTTCCACCAATACCAGCATTTGCTAATCTAAATGAATCATCATTCACTTTAATTACATAATATTGATTTGCTGTTGTTAGACCGGATATTGCTGTTCCAGTTGTGGAATAGATGATTTTTTCACCACTATTAAAATTATGATTAGTGAAATTGATAGTTGATGTAATTGTAGAAATTCCTGCGGTCTTTACAATTAATTTTCTATTCTCATAACCATTCCCAGGGTTTACAACTTTGATGGATTGTAAAGTATTTTTATTATCATATATTCTAAACTTATGAATTCCTACATTACTTGCTGTTGTAAATCCTACCGTATTAATACCAACGTAGTAATCTGAAAAAGTTTGATATAATTTGATGCTAGTTGGATTTACAATCTTAGGGTAATATACAGATCCACTTTGTAATGTCTTGTTTTGGTCAGTATTAACTCCACCAAAAGTTCCAATACTTACAGGATTATTGCCATTTTTATTATAGACAATGGGTTGCCCATTTGTTAAATTATGATTGTTTATGAATGTTATAGTCTCATTTGTAACATCAATTCCACCAGACTCTGTGTTTAATCTTGCGTCAAATGGTAACTCTCTATATCTTTTTGATAAAATAGGTTCTAAAACTGCTCCAGTACCATTTCCACCAGTAACAGTTATTGAGATAATTTTTTCAATATCAAAGTCTTGGGGATCAACATAGACTGCTGTTACTATTCCACTAACAACAGGTTGAACTAAACAAGTTGTTCCCGAACCTGGAGTTGAAACTTGAATTGTTGGTGGATTGATTACATCATAGTTTGATCCAGAATTTAGTATCTCTACTTTTTCTATTGGTCCGTAATAAATTTTATCATTAGATTTATAGTTTTGAATTTCAACACCATTAATTAGAAGACCTATAGGACCTGGAGAGGTTTCTACACCATATCCAGATTCAATATTTGCTTCTAAAGGAAACTTTTTTAGAAGTTTTTGGGGTGCTATTTTTTTGCCAAAACTATTGTACGAAGTAAATGTTTGCTTACCAGTTCCTGAAGAAAGCGTTTCAAACTCAACATAGTCATCAATAGGAATAAATGATCTTGATGAGTAAAGTCTTATTTGATTTTTATTGGTTAAAACTTTGACGTAGTAAATTCCTTCAGTTAATCCAGGTATTGTGGTAGTCTCTGGAGAATAATAAACAGCATCTCCAGTAATAAAAGGAACATCTGAATCAAAAGATAGAATAGAATATTTTAATGTTGAAGAATTATATCCCTGAATTCTATCGCCATTTGCTTCGGTTAAAGTTGCCTTAGAAATATTTTTTGTAATTTCATAAGAAGGTAAAGAATTAGAAGCAACATACAAATAGTTATCAGAATCATTATAAACATTCTGAATATCTGATGTAATTACATTATTTCCAAACTCTATTTCTGCGCCAGAACTAGATGCTTTGTTTAGATTTCTTCTGATGTCATATGAAAGACCTACAGTAGGAGTAAATCCTGCTAGATTATCTAAAAGTATTTCTTTTGTATTTTCGTTAATATTTCTTACTGTCGCGTTACTCACTACAACATTTTGAGTTCCTCTGACTAAAACATCAACACTATCTGTTTCTTTTAGACTAGACTTATCAATATTTGATAAGAGAGTAAATGTTGATCCAGAAATTAAATCTATTTGATATCTTGAAGATGTATTATAAATCCAAGAGTTAGTAAAAATTTGTTTTTTACTTTTTCCAGTTTCTGGATTGATAATATTTTCACCAAGATTCTTTACAAAAATTCTTTCACCTTCTGAAGTCAGTTTAATATCTGATGTTGGGACAAATTTTGATAATACCCCAGTAATTCTCAATTCTACCTTTTTGGTTAGGTCTCCATTTTCATATCCATAGATAACTTCATCAGATCTCAAATCAGTAGTAGAATTAATAGTTGAATTAATTCCAGTACAATTTAGAAACTGGTTGATTGTTTTATTTGTATACGCTACGGTGTTTCCACCACAAACAAATGATCCAGATGTACTGAATCCAATTGTAGAATCAACAGTAATTACAGAAGATCCAGAAGAGACATTTCCAATAACTTTTGTTTTTCCAGGAATTGTGAAAGTTCCTTCAATTAGATCTTTTTCATCAAATCCGACAAAGAGACCTAATTTGTAATAAGTTCTACCCTTTCTGGTAATAATCTCAACTTCAGATACTGATGCCTGAGTATTAACATCTGTAGACTTTCTGATTGTTTGTCCAACTAAGTTATTGGGATCGCCAGAAATTCTTTCCGCGATTACAATTTCTCTTCTAATGAATTGTGAAGAAGATGGTTTTAGAAGATATTGCTCAAGATCAATAACTTTTGGTGTTACACCATATAAAATATTAAAAAGAATTCTGAAAGATTCTTCAGTAC